TATCGCCGCATCAAGGCGAACCCTGAGATGGAGAAGCAACTGATTGCGGGAACGATGACTGCCAGTGCAGCAGCCATCATTCTCGATGTGTCTGTCGCTGCCGTCACCCGTGCGATGCAAGCGATTCTCTCTGAACTTGCCATCTCCCGTCAGAGGGCGGGTTGGTCCCAGTCCGTTCGTGTCCGTGCGATGCTTCCTGCCGAGGACATGCACCACCTCAAGGCGATGGGCAAGGAAAGTCCGTCCCTAATTAGGGACATAGATTCACCGGAGTACGTCGAGTACGAAGCAACCCTCGACCGGCTCGTTCGTGCGTACATCGTGTTCTCTCGACGCTATTTCAACCTTGAGGGTCGCCGTCCACTCATCAAGGACTTCCACATCAAGTGGATTCGCACAATCATCGACGCATATGCCACAGGTGGGAAGCGACTGATACTTTCGCCACCGCGCCACGGCAAGTCAGAGACCCTCATCCGATTCTGCGTCTGGTTCATCACCATGGACCCCAACATCCGCATCGGTTGGTTCTGTGCGGGTAGCGACGTTGCCAAGTTGATGCTGGGTTCCGTCAAGGACATCTTCGAGAACAACGAAGACCTCATCAAAGATGTTCTGCCTCCCGGCGAACTGTTCGACCCCGGTCTCAAATCGAACAACCCGTGGAGCCAGAAAGAACTCAAGGTTGCCCAGCAGAGCCATGTGGGTGCCAAGTCCTCGTCCCTCCTCGCACTGGGACGGACATCCAAGTTCCTGTCCCGTGACATGGACATCATCATCATTGACGACTTGGAGGACTATGACTCGACCCGTGAAGAATCTCAACGTGTCTACAGCCGAAACAAACTCGCTGAGATTGGAACGAGAAAGGTGGAGGAGACCGCTGAAATCGCGATTGGCTCGCGGCAGCACCCTGACGACATACCCTCACATCTTCTTGCCCTACAAGGCTCCATCCTCCAGTGGGAGGTGATGGTCGATGCAGCCCACGACTTCGACTGTGCGCTCGACCCCGATGACTTCGATGCCCACTACGACTGCATGTTGTTCCCAGAGGTGCGCTCGTACAAGTACCTGATGGAGAAGAAGTTGGAGATGGAGACCCTTGGGCTGGGGCACCTCTACCCGCTGCGCTACCTCAACATCCCCATACCCGCCGAGGGTCAGGTCTTCGATGTCACCACCATCCGTGACGTAGCCCTCAACCGTGACAGGGGCATCGGTCTCAAAGACCTCCCGCTTGGTCACCTTGCAGCAGGACTCGACCCCTCCGCACGAGGAGTGCAAGCATCGTTCCTGTGGCACTACCGAGAAGACGAAGACCTTGGTGTCAAGATGGCAATGGTGGACTTGGACGAGATGCAGTCCGGTGGCGTTGCTGGGGCTGTGAAGATAATCATGGAGTGGTACCGCCTGTATGACCTCACCCTCTGGTTCTACGAGACCAACTCCCAACAGGCTGAGTTCTACAAGTTGGTCAAGGAGCGAGTCGAGAAGGAGATGACTGCCGAGTTCGGCTCGAACCCCATCATCATCAAGGAACACTCCACAGGCAAGAACAAGCAGGATGCAGAACTTGGTATCTCTGCCATGGCTCCTCTCTACCACTCAGGCATGATTGACTTGCCCTACGGAACCAACGAAGCCCGCAGGAAGACCAACTCGCTCCTCAGGCAGTTGGAACTCTGGACAACGGACGGCGTGGTCAATCAGAAGGCGAAGACGGACATCAAGATGGCTCAGTGGTTCCCGTTCGTTGGGCGCATCCAGAGGTTCATCCAAGATAAACGCCAAGTCAGGCTTCGGGTCTCGCAGGATTCGTCGTATGCTGGCATTGAATCGTTCCGAGAAGCACCTTGGAATCAGACCCAGTACCCCGGAGGTTGACATGAACGAACTTTGGACACCGGGACACGTTGCGCCAACAGAGCGCAAGTCTGACGGTGGCTCTCATTTCGATGACGAACTTGAGACCACCGCTGGCAAACAGGCAGCCGTGCAGCGCGAGTACCGCCAGATGGTCGAACACCTCCAGCAGCGACCAGACCACAAGGTGTACGTCAGTGGCACCGAGGAACGTGCCAAGATGCGTCAGGTGTTCAACCACATGTTCACCGAAGGCATCTTGACGCACCACCCTGACATCCGTATCGAGTACGGTGTGGTCGAAGGCGCTATCAGGATTGCACCATGAAGTCAGTTTCAGAAGTCATCGACAGGTCCGACATCCTCCGAGGCATGGGTGATTCCGAGGACCGTGCCCGCATCCGTGCGGTAATGAACGGTGGCGCACTGGGTGTCCAATCCGTCCTCAACTGGGGCGGGGGAACCCCCAAGCATGGTCCCGGCTCAGGCAAGGGCGCAGATTCCTCATTGGGTCTCGACCTTCCAACTGCGAACTACATGCACTCTGGCATGGAGCGCCTTGCTCAGAGGGTCGGTCGGGAACCCACCATCAAGACCGACATGATTCCGACCAACGACACGGACACGGCACGCAAACTCGCTGAGAAGCGTGCCCGCATCGTTCGTGCGTGGGACGAGAACGACCGCATGGAACTCCAGTACCCACAGATTGCTCGCTGGCTTGCGGGCTACGGCTTCACCTTCCACACAATCGGTGAGCGCAAGTTCGGTGACACCACCTACCCCGTTGCCCGCCTCCGTGACCCGTACGATGTCTACCCCGGCATGTGGGGTCCAGACCAACAGCCCTCAGAGGCAGCGGTCATCCGGTCGGTCAGTCGCACCGAACTCACACGCATCTACCCGCATGTGAAAGAGAAGGTGGACGCACGGCTTGCAGGGCGAACAGGCTCCATCCCCATCATTGGACAGAGCGCCAACTGGGAAGGCAGCAAGCACGCACCCGTGACCCTCGTTGAGTATTACTGCGACGACGGCACCTACATCATCTGCCAAGAGGCAATGGTGCTGTGCGACTACATCCCGAACCCACTGGAATCCGGTCCCACGTTCGTGATGACGAAGCGGTTCTCGTTCGACAAGTTGCAAGGTCAGTTCCATCACACCTTCGGGCTGATGGCGATGATGGGCAAGTTGAACATTCTGGGTCTCATCGGTGTCGAGGATTCGACGTTCCGTGAGACCAACATCATCGGTGAGATGGTCGGCTCCACCTACGAGCGGGGACGGTTCGCCGTCAACCAGTTCGAGCCGGGGACGCGCATCGAGAAGCCGACCTCCGACCAGATTCAGCAGACGTTCGCAGCCATCAACACACTGGAGCGTCAGTTCCGTGTCACGGCTGGGTACGACGTTGCACAGGACGGGCAGTCGCCCAACTCCTTCGCCACGGGACAGGGCATCAGGGAGTTGGGCACTGCTGCGAACGACAACGTGCGGGAGTACCAGACAGCCATCAAGCACTCCGTCGAGATGATTGACCGCAAGCGCCTTGAGTGGGAAGACAAGATGCACCCCACCACTCGCAAGAAAGTCTTCTGGTATGAGGGTGGGAACCACTTCGAGGAGACCTACCGACCAGACCAAGACATCAACAAGGACTACCGCACCAACCGTGAGTTCGGTGCCATGGCGACCTTCGATGAGAACTCGAAGATAATCACCGGACTCCAGTTGATGCAGGCAAGGGTCATCGACCGTCGCACGTTCCAAGAACAGGTCGATGGTCTCAAGAACGTCAGCCTCATCAACGAGCGCATCGACCAAGACATGGCGAAGGAAGCCCTCATCCAAGGGCTTGGCGAACGCATGGCTGGACAAGACCCAGCAGCAGCGATGGCTCTCGTGGAAATCATGGACAAGCCGTCCGATGCCACCAAGACCCTCAAGAAGTTGTTCACCCCTCAAGAGCCAGAGATGTCTCCAGAGGAAGCAGCGATGGCAGGCATGGGCGGTCCCGGTGGCGGTCAGGACATGGGTCCACCACCAGCAGTACAAACAGTTCTCGCACAGATGGAGGCTCCCGGTGGGGGCGTTCAATCTGTGGGACAGATGTAGGAGAAACACATGGACAAACCAGAGTTCACACAGAAGGTCGCTCAGGGCGACCACAAGGACGATGACCACGCCAAGAACGTCGAGGCAGAGAACGCTGCCCACGGGAACACGCCGACCATGGTGTCGGGTCCGAACGG